ACGTTGGTTCCGTCCGTGCCGACGCAGACCTTGGAGACAGCCGGAAGGATGATCGAAGACCCACCACCCGCGCTCGCAATGGTCTGCTGATAGCTGGAAGCGTTCCAGATCAGGTATTGCTTAGATACAGCTGGGACCGTCACCTGATAGGACGCAGAGCCCGTCAGCTTGATCATGGCTGCACGGGCTTGATCCGACGAGCCGTTAGCCGTGGTCAGGGTCGTATTGCCGGTCAAGGCAATCGTGGTGAAGCCCGCAATGGCGCTATCAATCAGCGCAAGGGCTCCGGTGTTGAGCAGACCCCCCCAGGTGTTGGTATTTTCGCCCGTGGCCTGAAGGTTGAAGCGCAGAGAGCTGGAATAGCTAGAAGGCATTAGAGGGCGCTCCCATCGGCCCGAACCCACGCAGACCCGGTGGATACAGCCACACAGGTCTTATCGGTCACGTAACATTGGTGATATTGCCAGTCGGCGGCAGGCGGCAGGTTGGCGGAGTCGGTTGACCACAGCCGCTCAGGGCCGGTCGGAACCAGCAGCTTGAAAAACCGGCCAATCAAGCGGCGGAGCTGGGGGTCTAGAAGCGAGCCTACCATCGCGCCTTAATCTTTCCGGTCGAGATGCGGCGGTTCGTTTCAGCCTTCAGGCGGTTATAAGCGCTGTCTTCCTGCGCCAAAGCCAACTGATAGCGCGGGTCGGTCTCCATAGCGGACAGGTAGTCGCGCAGAAGGTAAATCTTGGTCCTGGCCGTGATCAGGTCATAGCCCTGCGTCGTCCAGTAGTTGGTCGAGTTGGGATCGTTGTAATCCAGCGCCGTGACGTCGCCGACGTATTCCCAGATAAGCGTGTAGCCAAGGTTGGCCGTGGGCCACGTCCTGATCTGCGTGCCAAACACCGCAAAGTCAGTCGGCTGACCACGAATGGGGGTGGTATACAGCGCCTCAATCTCGGTCATCTGGCGCTCAACCATGCGATAGCGCACGTTGCCGACGACAAGAAACACCTTGTCGATAAAGCGTAGGCCGGTCGGGAGATCGACGTATTCGTCGCCAATCGTCATCGTGGACGTGGTGCGCTTCTCATTGAACCAGAAGCGTTGCGGCGCGTAGTAGTCGATAGATTGCTGAATGCTCAGCGTGAGGCTGTCGGCCAGATCATCGGCCAGATCGTCCCGGTTAAGCTCGGTCTGAACCCGCGTTTTCAGGTCGGATAGCGTCGCCATAGCTCACCAAGGAAGGTGGAGGGAGCCGAAGCCCCCTCCGTTTCAGTTACCCGATGTTCGGGCAATACTCGACAACCACGGTAGCCACACCAGCAGAGCCGGTGGTGCCGCCAAACGCCACGGAGGCGTAAATGGTGGTGTCGGAAGCATAGGGGCCAGCCGAAGCAATCGGGACCACAGTGTCAACGCGAGCCGTCGCAGTGCGAACGTCAGTAGCGTTGATGAACTGGGTACCCGTGGCCGAAGTGCCAACAGACAGCGCAACGGACGTGGTGCCGTTGAACGCGGTCGAGGTAAGCACGCGAGTGATGTGAGCCACCGCGCCAGCCGGGAGAATACCAACCACAACGCCAGCGGTGATGCCGGTGTCATTGTAGTTGATGGTCTTCGACAGGGTGTGAGTGACCTGAAGCTGAGTCTTGCGACCGCCAGTAGCCATGTTCTTTGCTCCTTAAGCCGTATAGGTGCCGAGAACGATGGTGCCGAAGTCAGCGGAGTTAAACCGCAGCTTCTTGATGCCGAAGATGCAGCCCGACTCGACACCCAGTTGGTTGCCGTAGTCGAACAGTTCTTCGTTCCAGTCGAACTCTTCAAAGGATTGACCCTGACCGAAGGCCACGGTGGCGGCTTGAGCACCACAGAGGACCGCGCGGCGGGTGTTGGACACCGCAACACCAGTGGACGAGTTAACGCCAAGGGTGACGCGGGTGGATTCGTGAAGCACAACGCCATTGTACTCACCCAGCGCGCCAGTCATGATCGGATTGCCCTTCGAGCCGTCACCAGTGATGGCAGCCTTCTGGATATCCAGCCACTGGCCGGTCGAGGTGTTCGTGCGAAGCTGCGTCACCTGATTGGTGTGCAGGAACATCACGTACTTGTCCTCGCCATTGACCTTCAGCGGGCGAATGACCGGGGTCATCAGCTTCGCCATGCCGACCAGAACGTCGATCAGCGGGAGGGTCATTTCATCGCCAGTGGTCAGCGATTGGTCGTTCGCGCGAGAGTTCGGGCGATAGACGTGAGCGCTATCCGGGGCGATGGTGGCGTTATTGCCGGTGTAACGGGTGTCGGTCTGGGCGGTGTTGCCGCAGATTTGGTTGAAGAAGGCGGTGTCGAGACGGCCAGCCCACCAATCCTTCAGACCCATCATAGCCTCTTCGCGAACGCTGAAGCTGATGCGCTGATCCGAGGCCTTACCAGCCGAGCGAACCGCGTGACGCAGTTGGTCGATGAAAAGGTTGTCGGTGTAGGTGGTCAGGGCCTCTTCGTTGCCCTCAAGGGTGCCGTCACCCAGAACACCGTCGCCGGTGAGCTGCATGCGCAGAATGACGGTGATGCGGTCGCCAGCCGACTTCTTGGTCTCGTCAAAGACTTGGACCAGATCGTCAGAGCTGTCGCCGATGAACTTGCCGAACCACGTGGCCTTCAGGGCTTCACGGGCAAGTTTCTTCCTCCAGAGCTTAACAGTCTCGGAGGAGTTAACGGTATAGGCGGTCGTCGCCATGCGTTAATCCTTGGGATGGGTTGAGGTTAAATCTCATCCCGTCCCGTGGGATCAACGTATCGGCGACGTCCCCGCCGTGGGGTCTGCCCCTCTACCGTGGAGGCGACCGAATCGGCTTCCGCCGTGGTTAGCGCCCGCGAGACTGCCGCTTAAGCGCTTCGTAAGCCTTATCAAAGGCAGCGCCCTTGAGCGTGGCTACGTAAGCCTCGGTCAGCTTCGCAGGGGCGGCTTTGCTGGCGCTAGGCGTAATCCCAGCCTTCGCCGCCTTACTGATGGTCTGCAACTTCTTCGTGGCATTGTCAACAGCAAAGCCCCGACGCTTGGCGGCGTTATACACGGCTTCAGCCGGATCGCGGCCAGAATCCATGTTGTTCTTCAGGAACACGCGGAATTGGCGCTGGAACTGCGCTTGAAGCTGTTGACCGGAATATCCCGCGTCTTGCAGGTCTTCCATGATGGCTGTCGAGTAAAACTTCGCCGCGTCATCGAAGTCGGGATGATCAGCCTTGAAGTCCTCTTCGTACTCAGCAACCTGCGAAAAGAACGCCTGATCTTGGGCCTGGGCGCGTGTCTGATCGAGTTGGCTTTGGCTATCCGCCTGCTGCTGGGCGAAATAGTTCTTGATCAGTTGCTTGACGTTTTGAAGGTCGCCAATCGGGTCGTCAACGTCGTCGCCAAGGCTGTTGATCAGGTCCTGAAGCGGGTTAGCGGCCTGGCGTTCAGCCTTCATGGCCGCGATCTGGGCTTCGTACTCTTGAGCCCGGCGCGTGGCTTCACGGCGCTTGGCGCGCTCAGCCCGTAGAGCCTTCTCCTTGTCCTCTGCGATCTTGGCAAGGTCGGGTTGCTCGGGGGCTTCCTCGCCCTCAGCCTCTACCTGATCAGCCTCTTGCTCGTCAGCCTCACGGGCCGCTTCGAACTCAGTGTCGAAGTCGTCGGCGGTGTTCTCGGTTTCAGCGTAAGCGGTGTCGCTCAAAGGATGGGCTCCGGTTGCATGACATTGACCGCCTCACGGTCGGCCTTGGCTTGGTCCAGTTGCGCACCGCTCACCTTCTTCATGGTGTCGGCTTGCTTGTTCTCGATTTCGGCTTGCGCCATCTGCTGCTGTTCAGGCGGCGGACCTTGCTCAGATTGCTTCTGAATCTCTCCGAACGCCGCAGACAATTCCTCAGCCACAGAGGAGGGGAGCGGAGAATACAGCGCAATCTTGCTCCAGAAGCTGGGCGGGAGGCCCGCCTCGGTGAGGAACGGCATAAGCTGAAGCATGGTCTGGAAGGTCATAGCCTTCTGGTTCGGACCAGCGGGCGACTCATCCACACGCACGTCGTATTCCGCCGCATCCATGGTGTAGGCCACCGGAACGTATTTCTTCGTCCCCTCATCCACGATGCGGACCAGCGTATCTTCGGGCAGATACAGCCGGATCATGGCGAGTTGCAGCTTGCCTTGGTTGCGCAGGTAGCGGCGTTGAGCGTCAAAGAAGGGGCTTAGCAGGCCATAGGCGGCTTGCTTGCGTTGAGCCTCCAGCACACCCGGTTGCTCACGTCCCGCAAGGCCTAGAATCTCCTCGTTGACCCCGGTACAGGCGCGGACCATCTCGCGCGCCCATTCCATCATCTGGAAGATTTGCGGCGGGACGGGCGGGGCGACCTTCGGCGTAATGCGGTTTTGAGCCACAGCACCGTCTTTGGCCCAAGTGATGGCGTCGGCCTGCGCCCAGCTTTCTTCGAACTGGCGAATGTCCTCTACAGCGCCCTCTTCCACCACCATGCCACCCTTGGCGTTGGTGCGGATGATATGGATGACTTCGCTGTACAGCTTATTGGTGAACCTCTGAGGGTCCATCATGGCGCGGACGAGGCCAAACCACACATTGCGGTTACGGTCGCGCATCCCCGTAATGGCCTTGTACGTAAAGCACCCGCATTCAAGCTCTTCGGGTTCGGCCATAACCACGCCGCCGCACTCATAGGCGCGGAAGTACACCTTTTGCATGGACTTGGTGTGCTGAACGTCGGGGGCGATCTCCTGAACCTCGCCGAATTGCTCCTCATTGAGCTTCATGGGGATCATGGTGCCGGGCTGTTCAGGATGCGGCATGGCGACCACGTAAACCGGGCGCTTCTCCCACCATTGCCACTCACTGACGACCACCTCGTCAGCGTCCTGGTCGGCGAACATGCCATTGGTGTAGCGGATGCGAGGGTCAACAATCGTCGGGCGCTTCACGTCGCCCGGATCGTTTGCGGGCTCAACATCAGACGCGCCAATTTCTTCGGCAAACTCCTCGAACTCCTCCCGGCTCATGGGAAGGTCGCGGCGAAGATAGCGAGCATCCTCGAAGCAGGCTTTCCGAGAAGACG